TGGCCAGCTCTCGCACATATTGGCGAACAAGCTGTTTTAAATAAAGAAATTTACGCACAAGCAACATCAGCAGACGAAGATGTATTTGGTTACCAAGAACGCTATGCAGAGTATCGTTACAAACCGTCAATCATTACTGGCAAAATGCGTTCTACAAACGCACAAACTCTCGACAACTGGCATCTTGCTCAAAAATTCGATTCTCTTCCGCTTCTTAATGCTTCGTTTATCGTTGAGAATCCTCCGATTGCTCGTGTTATTGCAGTAGCTACCGAGCCACATTTTTTATTTGATTCATATTTTAATATGAATTGCACCCGTCCGATGCCGTTATATAGCGTTCCCGGTTTAATCGATCATTTTTAGTATGTTTGATATTTTTGGCGGAATTTTTGGCGCAGCGGGCGACATAGCGGGAGCGTCTATCTCTGCGAATTCGGCGGAACACATTAACCGCGCACAAATTAATCTAGCTAAGGAACAGATGGCTTTTCAAGAGCGCATGAGCAATAGTGCTCATCAACGACAAGTTACTGATTTACGCTCTGCTGGACTTAATCCAATTCTTTCTGCATCTAGTTCCGGTGCATCAACTCCGAGTGGCGCCGCTCCTCCATCTTTACAAAATCCTGGTGCAGCTTTTCAAGGTATTGGTTCTCGCATATCTGAAAATATTTCATCATCATATCAACGGGCTAAAATTTCGCAAGAAATGAAGCAAATAAAGGAGAATACTGAAAATGCAAAAGTCACAAACAATCTTATCAAAGAACAAGCCCAGACCCAAAAGACTCAACAAGCTCTTAATCTCGCTTCTGCGAAAAATACGAGCATTAATACTAAAATCAATGAAACTGCATTACCGGGCGCAAAGACTCAAGAATCAATAGATTCCAGCGCATGGGGCAAGGGTCTTCGTTGGATAAAATCAACTATAGACGCCGTTAACCCGCTCACTTCCAGTGCTCGCAATATACATTCTATGACTAAATCAAAAAATCCACACTATCCACATTATCAACATTAACTAAATTAATATGACAAAATTTAAATCATTATATAATCGCCCCGACGCAGGGTTATCAACACCTCTCGATTATGACACACAGCACACTATACAATCTGCAAAAGCTGAATGCGATGCAAAAAACATTGTTGCTCGCCATAAGGTTTTAAAAGGTTATGACATATTCGACACCTATAAAGACGCCTCTATTTCTGATGATGTTGTCGATTTAACTGCTATGCCTTCTGACTATGTCCAAGTTCAAAATCAAATAAATTATGCTGAAAAATTGTTTATGGATTTGCCTGCTAAAACTCGTAAATATTTTAATAACAATTCACGAGAATTCTTAAAATTTACACAAAATCCTGAAAATATAGACGAATTGGTTCGTCTCGGCCTCGCAACTCAACGCCCTGTTGAAAATTCAAATGTCAATCAAAAAAATGAAAATATTCAAAATAATGACTCAAGCGCTAGTCGCAACGCTACTCCTTCTAAATCTGATGGCAACACTTAGTATATCGCTTTATGTCATATCTTCTACAGATCATATCGTTATTGTTAAACATCAACTCCTTAAATAAAATGAAAATTAATATAAAAAAAATTATTCAATTAATTCTATACATATTTGCTTCCATGCTTGCTGAAAACAAAATGCAAATCGTGGATCATGTCTCCACGGTCTTAGAGGCTACAGCCTCTAACCACCACGCAAACCCTAGCCTGCCCGGCAATGAGGGCACATTGAACAACTACGGCGCGCAAGCGCCTCAACCCTTAAGTTCGCTTTAGCGAACGGCACAGTTAACATTCTTGATGTTAACTGTGCTAACTGACACCATCAACGGGTTCTAGTCGTTATGGGGTCAAAAATCAACATAATCAATTAAATTTAATCAAATTTCAATATGAAACGAAGAAAAATATCTAGCAAAAAATCTAAAAAATTGTTTACAAAAACAGCTTCGAAAACTAATATTAAAAATGTTTCACCTCGCCCAATGCGCGGGGGAATTCGTTTATAAAAACATAAAAATCGGCTACATTTTATGACATGTTACCACCCAATAGACGCCTACCGCCAAAAGGGCGGGGGCATTACATTTTCACGCAAAAAAGCATATATAGATCAACCGCTTAAAATACCTTGCGGTCAATGTATTGGCTGTAGGCTTGAACGCTCCCGTCAATGGGCTATCCGTTGCGTTCACGAAGCATCACTTTACAAAAATAATATATTTATAACGCTTACCTATTCAGATGAATATTTACCCAGTGATAATTCTTTACATCTTGAACATTTTCAAAATTTTATGAAACGTCTTCGCAAAAAATACGGCGAAAATATTCGTTTTTATCACTGTGGCGAATATGGTGAACAAACTCAACGTCCCCACTATCACGCATGCATCTTTAATTTTGATTTCGATGATAAAAAAATTTGGCGAAGAGCAAACGGCAACAATCTCTATAATTCTGAATCTCTTAGTAAACTATGGCCGTATGGCTATGCAGTAATCGGCGAAGTAACATTCCAAAGCGCTGCATATGTTGCACGCTACATTATGAAAAAAGTTACTGGAAATAACGCCGAAACTCACTATGAACGCATCGATCAAGACACTGGCGAAATTTATCAGCTCAAACCCGAATACACAACAATGTCACGCCGTCCCGGTATAGGTTCCGATTGGTTTAAAAAATTTCAAAGAGATGTGTATCCACAAGACAGAGTAATCATGAACGAAAAAAAAATGCGTCCTCCAAAATATTACGATCGCCAATTTGAACTCCTTTATCCGTCTGATTTTGAGAAAATAAAATCACGAAGAAAAATTAATGCAAAAAAACACTTGACAAATAACACTGAAGAGCGTTTAATCGTTCGCGAGCAAGTTCAACGGTTGCGCTTGTCTCGTTTAATTCGTCAATCAATTTAACGCTAACTCATATGAAAGATAATATCAAAACTAACTCACAAAATAAAATTTTATTCGCTATTCGTGATAAAAAAGCCCAAATTTATCAAAATTTTTTTATTGCTAATTCTATAGCTGATGCAATTAGATCATTTAGAACCGCTGCAAATGATAAGAGCACTCAATTAAATCAGTTCCCCGAAGAATTTGAATTATACAAAATTTGCGAAGTAGACCAAGACACCGCTATCGTCGTGAATCAAGAGATTGTTGCCCTTGGGTTGGCGTCAACATATCTTAATCGCGTCGATGCCGGCATAGGTTTTGAACCTGTGAATGTGTAGCCGCATTCATTAAAACCGCCAGCCCCTCACTGCGTAAGCCGTGGGGGGTTTTTTTTTAACCAAAATTTATAAAAATGTCATTACCCTCAGTTATGGGACACCAATTCAGTCAAGTCCCGCAAGCACAAATTCAACGCGCAAAATTCAACCGTAGCCACGGTTGCAAAACAACATTTGACGCAGGCTATTTAGTTCCGGTATTCGTAGACGAAGCCCTCCCGGGTGACACATTTCAACTTAATATGAATGTTTTTGCCCGACTCGCAACTCCGATTTCTCCGTTTATGGACAATCTTGTTCTTGATTCGTTTTTTTTCGCGGTTCCAAATCGCTTAATTTGGGAAAATTGGCAAAAATTCAACGGCGAACAAGTCGATCCGGGTGACTCAACCGATTACTTAATCCCAACCATGACCGCACCCACTGGCGGTTATGCTTATGCTTCATTATCTGATTATTTCGGAATTCCGACTGGAATTGGTGGTTTAGAACATTCATCACTATGGCACCGTGCTTACAATCTCGTTTATAACGAATGGTTCCGCGATCAGAATTTACAAGATTCTGTAAAAGTCGACAAAGGCGACGGTCCCGATTCTCCTGCTGATTATGTTTTATTAAGACGCGGAAAACGCCATGATTATTTTACATCATGCCTTCCATGGCCACAAAAAGGCGACGCCGTAACCCTTCCTCTTGGAGCTTCTGCGCCGATTATTTCATCCTCTAATCCTATCGCTATGCGAGCTTATCAAGTTGAGGCAGGTTTAAGAAATATTAACGTTGGCGACCCGAACAATCAAATTGAGCTAGACGGCTACGGCGGAACTAAATCCTTTCTCAATTTTGGATCTGCAGGAACTCCTATCACCTCACTCACTGTTGATCTTACGCAAGCAACTGCATCAACAATAAATGAACTTCGACAAGCCTTTCAAATTCAAAAACTTTACGAGCGTGATGCTCGTGGTGG